TTAAATTTGATTTATAGCGTCTACAAGTTGCCGAATTGTCTTATGAGTGTAAACTTTTTCGGTGATATCGGTAGTAGCGTGTCCAAGTATTTTTTTGATAATTTTATCTGGGACTTGAGCATTATCCAAAAGTGTTGCACAGGTATGGCGTCCATCATGGGGGTAGTGCTTTAGTTCTACAAGCTTCATTGCTGGAGCAAATAATTTCCTTCTGAAAGTATCATACTCTACTTTTTTATTTTCATAAGTTAAAAGGTAGTCGTTATTTTGTTCATACAGCCTTTTGATAAATGGGAATATTTTTTGTGCTATAGGAATAACCCTGTCTTTGCCAGCTTTGGTTTTTATTCCGCCTAACATATATCTTTCGTCAAGATGGACGTTACTATGCTTTAGTGTCATTAACTCTGTAGGACGCATTCCGGTATAACATAGTATGAGCACAATTTGGATATTAATATCGTCTGCGTGAAGCCATAACATATTAAGTTCTTCTGTTGTAAATGGTTTGTGTACTTCACTTTTTATATCAGGAGGGAGCTCAATAAGAGAAGCGTAATTTTTATCAATTACATCATTGGCTAAACAATAATTAGATAGTCGATTAAAAAGTATTTTTATATTCTTTTTTGTAGCCCTACTTTTATTACAATCATCAACTATTTTCTGCATTGCAGATAGTTTTATATCTGGAAATGCCATGTAATGAACTGGAGTACACCATGCAAAAGAAGAAGTATAAGCATGTGGTATTTTAATATCTTTGCTTATATATTTCTCATTACAAAAAGATTCATAAATTTCCTTGAAAGTTGTTTTACGAGCAATCGGATTATATGGATTTTTGTTATACTCGGCCAGCATAGCAAGAGCTTCGTTACGTGTAGTATAATATCCTAACACAGACATTAGCTGTTTACCTTCGTTATCGTAACCAGTCGTTATGCGAACCATAAAAGGCTTGCGTCTTTTCCCAGATAATTTTGTTATACTGCCATAACCATTTGGTAGTCGCATTTTTTCACTCCTATACTATAATACCCCAGCTTAATGGCTGGGGTATTTTGTTTTATATGGTTATTCATAGTTTCTGATTGATAATACAACTCTACCCACAATAAATACACTATCATTTTTGTTATACACATGATCTGTAAAACGTGGATCGCTGGAATCAGGTTTGAATATTATTCTATCGTTTGCATCATAAAATCGTTTTAGACTATATTCATGTTCTTTACCAAATACAACCAGATCGCCATCTTTTAAATTTTTTACTTCTATATCTGTTTTTACAGCAATAAAAGAACCACTAGGTATAACATTATTCATACTTTCGCCATTAACACGCATGATTAAAATATGTTTATTACCTGCATATTTGCCCATGATAGCGTCAGAAATACCTATCGTTGGTAATTCCTTTCGCCCTTCTATTGTGCATGGTATACCTGCTGCTACAGCGTCAGGAATGAATGGATATTGGAATGGAGAATCAGAAATATTATAATTTTTCTTTTCTAATAAATCAGATTTTTGCACTCCAAAGTGAGAAGCTATTTCTTCAACAGTATTCATTCGTGGAAACCTGGTTCCTAACAACCAAGAAGAAACGACCGAACGATTTATATTTAAGGACTGAGCCAATTCTGTTTGAGTTTCGTTGTTTATATCTAAAAGTCTTTTTAGATTATCGCTAAAGATCTGTCTGTATAATTCCATTTTTATCACCTCTGGTTAAATTATAACACTTTTAGAAACAAAAACTCAACACTTTTTATTAAAAAAGTTTACGGAAAGTGTTGACACGCTACTTAAAGTAAACTATAATAAAGACATGAAAGGTGGTGTAATAAATGACATTGAAAATATCGCTAAAAGCTGCACGAATAAACGCAGGATTAACTCAGGAGGCTGTAGCAGCAATGTTAAAGAAAAGTAAAGTTACTATAATAAATTGGGAGAAGGGTAAAACATCGATTGACAAGGGTAATTTTGATGCATTGTGCAGACTTTACTCGGTTGATGAGGACAATATTTTTTTGCCCTCTATCGCTACTAAAAGTAAACAGAAAGGAGACTAACCATGTTAAGTATCAAAGTTCCAACAGCAGCAAAAATCATGGGAAAATCAGAACAATTTGTCCGTATTGGATTACAAAGAAAATTACTTCCATTTGGAACTGCCGTAAAAGTTAGTGAAAGTCGTTATTCCTATCATATTAGTGCTGCACAATTTTGTGATTATATGGGGCTTACACCAGAAGAGTTAATAGCCCTGAAATATTAGAGGGGTATAGCGAAGAAAAAATTTGATTTTGAAGCAGCTCTAAAGGCTTTATAGGAGGTTTAATTATGAGGTCACTAATCAAAGCAGCAGGAATAGCAGTAGTAATGAAAGAGAGTATTAATGAGCAGCCGTGTGTATGGGCATTAACAGCTTTGTCTATAGCAATAGTAGTTAAGCTGATATATGACATTGGTTACGCTATGGGGCAGGTGGCAGGCTTATGATTAGAGATTTTACCGTAGCGACTACTGCAATATTTATTGGAACATACGTAGCTATTATGGCTGCTGTAGTGACAGTAGGGGTGTTGAGATGAGCGAAGGAGGAATAATTTATGTTTAATAACAAAGTAGCACCGGATGATTATCAAAGCTTGAGAGAATGTTTTTTTAACTTTGCTTCTGCGAATGAATTAACGATAAATGAAGCTGGTGATGTTTTAGAAAGACTGGCAGAGGATTTACAAAATCAGGTTTGTAGCGGGAAATATGGTTTGTCAGAAGGGTGCTGCGGAGAGACTGATAATAAAAAACCGGCCTGCCAATTTGGCAAACCGGTAAGTGGTTTACAACCATTATGATTTCAATATTTTCTTGATGGATTCTGTTGTGCCGAGCATCGTACCAGTCCACGCTGCGTTTCCAGAAAGTTCGGCAACAAATAGTCTGTCGTTTACATCAAGAAATCTTTTTAAGTCATCGCGAATTTGTGCTGTAGTCCAAGTTGTAGAAACTAACCAGCAAGATTCTGTCAATTTACAATGGGTATATTGTTTGATACGAGCAATAAGACCATCGTAATTTGTGCCAGGTTTACGTAAGTCGTAAGTAATAATTTTAGCCATAATATCACCTCCATATATAGTAATTGTACCACAGCAAGGAGAGTATTCAAGATGAACAAAATTAAACAAATTCGTGAACAGAAAGGCTTGTCAAGATATCAAGTAGCTAAAGTCAGTGGTGTTTGGTATAAAAATCTAATTGATATTGAAAATGGTAAAGATGTGACATTATCCACGCTCAGGAAAATTGCAGCAGCAATGAACTGTGAAGTATCTGATTTAGTTTAGGAGGAGTGATTATGAGAAAGCAAAAGAAAAAGAGCTATCAACGGTGCAACGTTGATAGCTCAGGGTGGACATGTAAATTTTACGAAGTTTAGCGTCCACCTTCATTTTAGCAAAAGAATTGGAGGATTGCAAGTATGGATAAATTTGACGATTTAGTATATTCGCTTCGATATGAAGTAGAATCTATTTTAGAGAATCTGAAAGAAATGGATGATCTAGATGGTGATGAAGCCAAAGTCAGCGTGCTTCTAAAGTGGATTCATAACAGCGCAAATACTATCGAAAATAAAATAGAAGACTGGAGGTCTGACCAATGTTGAAGAGTGAACAGATTAACGAGCTTGCTGCCGCTTTGGCAAAGGCACAAGGGCAGATTGAAGGAGCAAAGAAAAGCAGCAGTAATCCGTTTTTCAAAAGTAAATATGCAGACCTGGCTGAGTGTTGGAACACGTGCAGAGAAGCATTAACTGCAAATGAAATATCAGTTATCCAGATGCCGGAAGAAATCAATGAGAACGGCAGACTGAACATTACAACGATGCTTGCACATTCAAGCGGGCAGTATATATCCAGCACTCTAACAATGACTGTCACTAAATTAGATCCGCAAGCCATTGGCAGCGTAATTACTTACGGCAGAAGATATGCTCTTGCCGCGATGGTTGGTCTGGCGCAGGAAGATGATGACGGAGAAAAAGCAATGGCAAGGCAAGAAAAAAAGGATAAAAAACCTGTAGAAAGTCCGATTAACATTACATCAGTTAGTGAGAATGGAGCGGTAAGGTTTATCAACGGAGTACAGTGTCAAATCCAGGATAAAAACGGTGATTGGCATGATGTTGAGTTTTTGAAAATTGAAGTACTTGAAAAACTCTTAAACGACGATAAATATGTGAATGCCCATGAGGCCATAAGAGCTGCGATAAACGCTAAGGCAGTAGAAGTAAAATGAAAACCACGGTAAAAGACCTTCAGCTGATTCAGACATGGCAGGGGGCAAGTCTTATAGTCCCCCTGTCACCATCAGAGGCAGAAGAGGTCGCAGAACTAAAGAAAAAAGCTGACGAGGGTAAACCTTTGCAGCTCGAATTAAAACTTGTCAGAAAGAATCGTAGCCTCGATGCTAATGCGGCATTATGGTTTCTGCTCAATGAAATGGCAGCTAAACTACGGACAAATAAAGATGCGCTATATCTTGAAATGTTGTCACGTTACGGAGTATTTACTCATATTATTGCAAAGCACAACGCCGCAGAACGATTTAAGTCAGAGTGGCGTACTGTTAAGGACTTGGGAGAGGTTACTGTCAACGGAAAAACAGGCGTACAACTACAATGCTATTTTGGCAGTAGCACATACAATACGCTTGAGTTTAGTCGATTACTGGACGGCACTATTAACGATGCAAGGGAGATCGGTGTCAATCTTATTTCCGACGCTGACAGGGCGCTTATGCTTGCAGAATGGGGTAAATAAAATGTCTAAGAGTATCATACAGAAAGAAAAATATTGTTACCTATCTGGAGCGAAAAATGTGCCACTTGAGGAGCATCATTGTTTCTTTGGTCCGTTACGAAAAATTAGTGAAAGATACGGCTTTAAAGTTTGGCTTACCCCTGAATATCATAGAGGGAAGAATGGTCCGCATCAGGATAGGCAAACAGATTTACTGCTGAAAAGAGAATGTCAACGTAAGTTTGAAGAAACTCACAGCAGAGAAGAATTTATGAAGATTATCGGAAGAAATTATTTAGACGACTGAAAGGATTATTATGAACTACGTTGCACAGATGAATGCGTTTTGGAGCTGGCGGTTACTCAACCAACTTAATAGCCGAGCTGCTGATTTGTATATGGCATTATTGCACTTTAACAATTTAGGCGGCTGGCAAAAAGAGTTTACCGTGTCCAGCACGATGCTGCAATCGGTGTGTGGAATTTCTCGGACTGAATTAAGTAGGCATAGGAATACTCTAATTCAGATGGGGCTGATTTCATACCAGGGCGGCAAAGGTAGTCGATCAGGTTTTTATCAGATATTTGATTTGTGTATCGTATACCGAACACAACCTGTAACACAACCTGTAACACAAACTGATACACAACCTGTAACACAAACTGATACACAACCTGTAACACAATCTCGCGCGGAGAAGAAAGTATATATAAATAATATTATTAATAATAAACAAAACGAAAAGAAACAAGAAGCGCATGACTGTGAGCGGGAAGAATATTTTGCTCGATTCTGGGAAGCATACCCAGTGAAGGTGAAAAAGCCTGTAGCTAAAATCGAGTGGAACAAGCTGGTTGATCCATGTGTGGAGCTGTATGAAAAAATCATAGCTGCTGTTGAGCAGTATAAGCAAACAAGCCGTTGGAAAGAAAACAACGGGGCTTATATTCCATACCCTGAAACCTTCTTGCAGGATAGGCGTTGGGAAGATGAGATACGGGTTACAGAGCAGAAAAAAGAATGGGCATGGTGAGGTGATTTGAATGCTTGATATCGGCGATATAGAGGCTGCGTTTGTGGTATGGCGGGCAGCTGGCTTAACTCCACCACCGATGAATGATGTGCAGCGGGAAAACTTTATGACTAAAACGCTGGAGCAATACAAGTATACACAGGTCAAAGATTGGGCAGAAGCTGTTGAGTGGGTGGCTAATAACAATACGCGCTGGGCAACGTGGTTCGACATCAATACAGCACTGTCGATAGTCCGGCAGAATAAAATTCGCGAAGAAAAGAAAGCGATTGAGCGTAATTCTAAAGCGGCGAATGAGTTTGTGAAGAAGCTATTTGCTGACCTTGATGCTGGTAAAACATTTGGTGAGCTACGGCCGCCAATAAGCGATAAAGTTAGAGCTGCAGCAAAGAGGATTTTTCCTGACGCCGACGATAGTTTCTTGCAGCGCAATTACTGCGATATCAATTTTATCGCAGACGTTGACCGAAAATGCGCTGAATGTATTAACACTGGTGATTGCCCGTACAGTGGACATCAGCCGTTTTTGAGGGTGGACAAAGAAAGCGGATTTACCTATGTGGTCGCTGATCGTGAACGGTGCTATAAATACCATCCGTTAGTGCCTGAGGTAACACCTAAACAGACAACACGTCGTCAAGGTGATTTAACTAAAGTTTGATTATAAGGAGCAAGGTAACTATGAAAAAGTATGAATTAACAGCAGAGTTTATAGAAAAATGGGGCAAGAAATTATTTAGGATTAAGGCTTTAATTAGCTTTGAGAGTGTTGAAGTTGGTGAACTTGGCGGATACGTAGAAAAAGAGGATAACTTAGCGCAGACTGGCAACGCTTGGGTGTCCGGCGACGCTGAGGTGTACGGCAACGCTAGGGTGTGCGGCGACGCTGAGGTGTACGGCAACGCTAGGGTGTGCGGCGACGCTGAGGTGTACGGCAACGCTAGGGTGTACGGCAACGCTGAGGTGTACGGCGACGCTGAGGTGTACGGCAACGCTAGGGTGTGCGGCAACGCTTGGGTGTACGGCAACGCTAGGGTGTACGGCAACGCTAGGGTGTGCGGCGACGCTGAGGTGTACGGCAACGCTGAGGTGTACGGCGACGCTGAGGTGTACGGCAACGCTTGGGTGTACGGCAACGCTTGGGTGTACGGCAACGCTAGGGTGTGCGGCGACGCTAGGGTGTGCGGCGACGCTGACTATTTATTGATCGGTCGCATTGGTAGTAGATTTAGTTTTACGACATTTTTCAAAAATAAAGACAAAGGTATAACAGTGTCTTGTGGTTGTTTCTTAGGGACTATTGCCGAATTTAGAGCTAAGGTTACCGATACACATGGAAATAATAAGCACGCAAAAATGTATAACCTTGCTGCAGATATGGCAGAACTACAGATTTTAGGCGAAGAACATTTTGACAAGCTGAACACTAATAAGTCAGAACCATTTTGAGGTGAGATAGATGGAGCGAGAACTATGGGACGAAATAGTCGTTGATAATTTTGCTGGCGGTGGTGGGGCAAGCACAGGAATAAAAATGGCGATCGGGCGTGATGTCGAT